CATCGCATTGGTACAATTTTTACATCGTACTTTTCCATTTTAAATAAGCTTCTAAGAATATCTCTCGAATGGTCTCCATAACCACTTCGAGTAAATACAGGAGCTTGAAATACTAATAAAGGTTTGTTCATAACTTCTTATCTTTTATATGCTGTAATACTTCTTATGAGTGATGAATCTTGTTCAAATACTAATTCATCAACTGCTTTTATAGTTTCTCCACCAATCTCAATAACAATATCATTTTTTGCAGTAACTAAGTGCATATCATTATCAAATCCCATAATTGTATTTTCAACTGTTAAAGTAAACTCATTTTCAAAAAACTTTTTATTTTCCAATAAAACATTATCTCTACCAACCCATTCACCAATCCAATCTGTTAATACAATGTTTGGTGAATACAACTGAGATGCTAATACATCTAAGTTTTTTTCATTAAATGCTTTAAAGTATAGATTATTTATGTGATTACAATTGTTTACATCATTCATATTACTTAATTTTAAATAATTCGTATCTTTTTCTTGGTTTCCAATTTTTAAATGTTCCTTCGATTCCATCTACTAAAGTTTGACACATATTTGTGTTTACTAATCCCATTTCACCTTTGAACATTTCTCTACCTTTCAAACCAGCTTCTTTCAATTCCGATTTAGGTTTATTGTACATTTGTTCCATAGCCGTTGCAACATCATATACATCAATCTTATCATCCCAAATATATGGAGTTGGGACTGAACCTGCCAATGTTTGAGCTCTACTCCAAACTGGTGTAGCCCATTCTCCCCAAGTTACTTTATCTTCCCAATCTCTCCATTTGTGAAGTGAACCAATTTCTTTGTAATCTTCGGAAGTTATAAGTTCTCCACTATCTTTAAATCTAAACCCACATTGGTCTTGTAATCCACCAGTTACATTTACGATAATTGGAGTTCCTGCCATAACTGATTCTGCAGTTGTTAATCCAAATCCTTCATTACCAGCAATATTAACTGTACAATCAGCTATATTATAAAGGTAATTCAGTTCAGCCACACTTCTTCGTTTATCCGAAAATATAACATTACATTCAGGTGCTAATGTTTCATGCACTTTAGGTAAATCAGTACCATTTTGGTCAGTTGGTTGAGTATGCATCACCAATGCGACTTTCTTAGCTTTTTCTTCACCAATTCTATCACAAAATTCTTTGAATGCCATAATCACATCCGACGGTTGTTTTCTACGAATATTACGATTTGACCAGAAGAATACGAAATCATAATCATTACCTTTTAGGATTTCATCTTTAAATGGTTTAGGTACTTCTGTGGGTTGATATTCTATTGGATTTATACCATGTGGTACATAGGATACTTGCCAATCTGAGTGGGGTTTCCAAGTTGGTTTATCGGTTCTACTTGTTAATCGAGATACGATACCATAAGTTTGTCTTGAAATACATCCAATCCAATCACAACTTTCATAATAATTTCTATTATAAAGTGGGTCTGGTAAATCATCCCAAATTGCATAGAACATAATTGGAATATTTTGCCTCAGCTCATGTTCCATTTCATATAACCAAATCCAATATCTTGGGTCAGTAAAGTGAAGTATAGCATCTGGTTTTTCGGTATTGATTAACTGTCTAACTAAATCAGCATTTCCATAACCAGTCCAAGGTAATATTTTAACCGATGCATCTTCTACACCAGTTTGTTTTGCTATATCAGCAGATACATCCAATATCTTACCTTTATCAGGATGTTTTATAGCTGCACCTACTTGGAACCAATCGTATTTATCAACTGTTCCCATAACCAATGCTTTACTCATAGTAGCGATACCACTCGCCATTCTTAAATCGTCTGAAAGGAGAAGAATTTTCTTTTTACTCATAACTTGTTTTAAATAACTTTTTTAAAATTGTGAACCTGAAATTTGGAGTTTGAGATATTCATTCATCTCTTCTCTAAATTCTGCATCGGTTACATATCGTTCAACTGTTCTGTTTACTAATTTTTGAAGTGTTACATCAGATTCGAAAGATACTCTTTTAAAATTAGAATAAACACCTTTTATAATCTTAACAGTTGTTAGTTTAGTTTCTACATTCATAATATATAAATTATATGTTTATATATAAGTATATAGAAATATATTTTCCGTTAAACTTTCCCATCACAAATTCCCCTAGTCTTAAACTCACAGAATCTACAATTCTTTTGTCTATCACCAGGAACTTTTGGAAATGGTAAATCATTGAAGTTTCCCTTATCATCGAATACCTCATCTACAAAGTCCATAAACTCTTTATAAACTCTATTTGTAGTTGGTTTACCATTCGCTGGTACATGCCTCGACATATAAGGAATTGGGAATGGTGCATCTTCATATAATTTTCTTCTCATAATCTGATACTCCACTTTAATTTTTTCTAATGGAATATTGAACAATTCAGAGTAGTATTTTTTGTACAATACAATTTGTGCGTTTTTGTACTTATCTGATTTTTGGTATTTGTTCCAACCTCTAGTTGATGTTTTTAAATCAATAATGATAATTGAGTTATCTGATAAATCCCTCATTACAACATCAACAAATCCAATAAAGTTTACACCTTCTTTTACTTTAGCATTTAGTGGAATCTCTATTCCTACTAATTCAAATCCAGTCTTTGTGTAAAACTTATCTAATTTCTTTTTAAACCACTCTAATATTCTTCTACCATCACCATAGAACTCTTCTAACTCCAACTGAGTACATACACTACCCTCACTTAGTTTATCGTTTTCTTTGATGTATTCTTTTCTCATCCATTCTAATAACAATTTATCAGTATCAATCTCCATTGCTTGTTTTTTCGAAACTCCATACATGACTGAAAGGAAATGTTGTATGGTTTCGTGGATAGCCGTTCCAAAGATTGTATAAATGTTAGCAGATGATTCACCCAACTTATCTATGTACCTCAGTTTATATGCTCGAGGGCAAGATGAATATAGTTGGTATTGTGAAAAACTTACTTTTGCCATAAACTTCTATTTGTTATACAAATATACAAAAAAAGTTTGGGATTTCCAAACTTTTCTTAATTATATTTTTAATTTTAATTTCTTAATTATTTTCGGGTCAGTTCCATAATCCTCTGATAATTGTTTGATTCTCTCTTTACCAGTTCTACTAGCATATAGAATCTTTAGGTAATCCTCTGCCTCTAATTTGGATACCTCATAATGTTTTGCTACCAACTCTACCAACCAACCTTCGTATTTATCAGCACTCTTAGCTTTCATATACTTCATAAAGTGTCTACCTTTTGGAAGTAAATCTATAAGAGCCAAATACATTGCTTTTGGTGGAACTTCTTGAAGATAAGGTTGAACTGCTGCAATAGTTTCTATCCATTCGTATTTCATAGATAGAAAACGGAGTACCATATAGTTACTCCATGTCTTTTTATCAGCTTCCTCTAAAGTATCCCAATACTTTGGATTCTGAACATTAGTGATTTGTTTGATATGGTCAAATAAACTAGCTGGCACTTTCCTCAGAATTTCGTTTATCAATCTCTGCTAAAACTTTCATTTGTTCTGGTAGTAATTCTTCACAAATCTCACCACAATTACCACACAACATTACTTCGATTGGTACAACTACATCTTGCGGAGTACCAGTGATTAGTTTTGAGATTTTTCTAAATTTAGCACCATCCACAAATGTATCGTATCCACAATGAGCACAAACAACAGGAGTTGATTTACCTAAATCAATCTTTGGTGATTGTTGTGTACTTTGTTCTGATGCTTTTTGTGGTTTACTACCACCTTTACCAATTATATTTGCCATTATATTAGATTTAAAATTTCAATTAAAGTTGCTGCAGTTGGAATCTCCTTATCAATAGCATTAAAGTGTTTACTTTGACCATCCGATAGAGCGATAACTACATTAGCTGTATTTTGCGGAGCATACTCATCAACTTTTTCATACAATAATGTGAATAATTCTGAGAAATCAGTTACTCTACTATCAATAATAGTTTGTCTCATTTTCACATATTTATTTCTTTTATCATCTGAAGATTTTAGAATATCCAAAACTTTCATTTTGTAATCATTCTCTAAAAGGTTTTGAGTATCTACTTTCAACTCACCTTTGATTGAGTTTAATTGACAAGTATTGATAATCTTTCTAATATCAGGATATCCAGCATCAATAATTGGAACTAAATCTTTTGGTTCAAACTTTACTTCTTCATTTTTAAGAATCTTTGAGATTTGAACTGCTACATCCTTTTTAGTAGGAGGAATGATTTGGAAAGTTTGACATCTACTTTGGATAGGGTCAATAACTTTCTCAACATAATTACAAGTCAAAATGAATCTACAATGTTGTGAAAATGTTTCCATAAGATTTCTAAGAATCGCTTGTGCGTTCTGAGACATATAATCAAACTCATCTAAGATAATGATTTTATACTTTTTGAATCCCATCGATGATGCGAATCCTTTTACTTTATTTCTTACAGTTTCTACATTGTTTTCATCAGATGCGTTGATTACCATATAATCACAATCCAATGATTTTACAATCAATTTGGCAAGTGTAGTTTTACCAGTACCAGCTCTACCATAAAGTAGAAGGTGAGGTACATCACCAGTTTCTAAATAACCACTTACTTTTTCTTTTAGGTGTTC